ACTTTTGCGATACCCTAATCACGGATTAAGGCATTAGTTTCACAGAAACTAACTATTTTGTTTGAGCCTCTCTCTTCATCACAGATGCGAGATCGGGGTTCTCATTCTCCATTATAAGCTGTTGCGTCAAATTGCCAGTCTTCCAAGGATTTTCTGAGCCACCTGACACATTTCCAACGGGACTTGGTTTTGCACCCATTCCAGCAGCAGTGCTTGGTTTAAAATGATGTTCCCAGCCACTACCAGGGTTTTTGAGACTTGTGAGATAAGCATTTAAATCTTGCTCTACACCGCCATTGATAATTACAACTTTGCCTTCAGCATTTTTTTGTAATTTATTTTGTAGTAATGATAAAGTTTGTTCTGCATTAATAGCTCCAAGGTTACTAATAGCTGCAAGTGCTGTTTGCTTTGTAGATGCAACTTCATTAGAAGTTTTCATATCCTGCAACTGTTGAGACAAGCTATTGATCTGTGCGTCTTTGTCCTGATTTGTTTTATTAGCTTCTTCCCAAAGAGTTTTGTATTGCCCTTGATCTTCTAATTCTTTGGTACGTTTTTCTTCTTTTTGTTTGTAAACCTCATCGAGTTTACCTTTTATTCCTTTAAACTTCTCTTGTGCTTCAGCAGCTTCTTTTTGAGCAGCAGCTAATTTTGCTTCGTACTCTGCTTTTACAGCGTCTAAATTTGGTGCTTGTGGCTGTGTTTGTGAAGGAGTTTCAGCCACGGGCTGATCAGCAGGAGTCACAGACTCAGGCTGAACTACTTTTTCTTCGATTGCCATAGATTAGTCAGATAGTGGGCTTGTAGATTTTTTACTAGAAACTTTTTTAGTCTCTTTCTTAGCTTCTGGTTTTGGTTTCTCTGCTGGAGTGGATTTGACAGCAGGGATCTCTGCCAGTTGCCACTTATATGTTCCATCAGATTGCTGAACATAATCTAAGTGCTTGCCCATGATTTGTATGTATTTACATACTATTGTAGCAAACTATTCGGGTTTGGCCTCATTTGCTGTTGGTAAAACTTCACCTTGTACCAAAATATCTCTAAATTCTTCTCTATCAATGACTTGTTGATCGAATAATGATGTTAACGCTGTAATATCTTGTCCAATTAGCCTTTCAATATCAAAATCTCTACTGATTTTTACTTCTGGTGGTTCGATTCCAACATATTCGGCTGAAAGATTGAAGGCTTTTTGAAGTTTTTGCTCTAGTTCCATAGAAACCATTGCAAGCATAGAATTAGTATCCACACGATCTAGTCTGCGAGCATCTGCTGATTCCGCAACAAACTTCTGTTGTGATAGTGTACTAATACCAAGAGTAGCCATTTGCATCTGCAACTCCTTTATCTCAGCAGATTGAGCATCAAAAGCACTAGAAGCTGGCTCTACATAATAAATTTTGTTACCTGGCTGCGTTGCCATTGCATAATTAACAGATATAGCAAGATCTTTAGTCTGATCATCATATCCTTCCATTACAAGCATTGGTTGAGATGCAACGTGCAAACTATGTATTAAATCAGCTTGCCTTTGATAATGTGCAAGATTTAAATAAGCAATATCTAATAAAGGAGGCTTGCTTGTCATATTATCTACTTTGCCAGAATAAACAGTAACTAAAGGTATTTCGCCAAGAGAAAAATTACCTGATTCTGCTAATTCAAAATCTTTTTCATTTGGTGTACCTTGCATATTACCTGCATACGCACCATCATTTTCTTCGTACATATCTTCAACAGTTTCTTTTCTTCTGAAAACACGGTAACGACCAGGTTCAATAACCCTCATCTGGTCATATATCTTTTCACCAAAAGCACCATCAGGTAATACAGCCTTCTCTGCAATTCTTACTTGTACTAAATTTCCATAATTAGCTTCTCTATCTAGTCTCCAACCATAAATATTTGTTGGATCTACTTCTATCCAATAAGGTCTGCGATTTTGTGAACGTTCTTCAGCTAAACTTACTGCTCCTCCAGGTGCAGGATAATCTACAAGAATATGACTTTGACCATAAGTAAGAGAACACATTAGTAATCTTCTTGCATATTCGTCTAAATCTGAACCGCAACCATCAACATCTGCCTTAAACATTTCTGTCCAATAAGGATCTCCAATAAGTGCTATTGGTTTTCTTAATACAAGACCTGTAGCTGCTCTTATTAATCTTTGCGTAAAAGGACTAAATACTGATCTATTAACTCTTGCAAGGTAAGCATCATAATCTTCTCTTGGTTCAAGAGGTAAAAAGGCTTCACTATTTTCTCTTAAATATTCTGTACCTTCACTGACAGCTTTCATTATTTCCCAACCTTTCATCATATCCAACACAGCCCTGTTTCTAGTAAAAGGACTATCAGTGCTGCCAATATATGTAGTTGCAGTGATGCTGGTTTTCAGCATACCTGGTAATGCGTATGTCATTTAACGGCACCTCCATTTTCTTAATGCTAACGCCTTTCTGGTAGGTTTACCGTTAGGTTTTTTCATTGGCCCAGGCATACCCTTCATCCTTGCACAAAAAGATGCTCGTCTTTTAGCTGCTTTACTACCAGGTTTTACTTTTCCTGTAACAGGTGCTTTTAAATTACTACCAGTAGCACGATTGTATTTGGCACGACCTTTAGCAGTTAATCCACCCGTTTTAGACTTTTCTCCTCTGCCTACACTTAAATTTACTTGTTTACGTTTCTTTCTCATTTGCCTACCTTTGCTTGTGCCTTTTTATGGGCTTGAGTAAAAGTATCTCCTGCTCTCATTCGCCTTTTCATAAACTCCATGTGCTTCGCACTATGATGCTCAGAGTGCTTAGATAATAAAGTTTTTTGGCGAGGAGTAAGTTTCACTTCTTTTTCTTTTTTTTCTTAGAACGTAGCTTTTTAAAATCAGCAGATGTAATTTTATCCCTAGGAGGAGCAACCCTAGCTAATTTACGCTGTTTACCTGAGTAAGAACCTTTTGGCATTATGCAGCGTTGGTGATAGCACCAGAAGTAATAAAGCTAACGCTTACTGTTTCTAAATCACCTGTAGTTGCAGATAAACTTGTTCCCGTAACAATTCCACTAAAACTTACTTTTTTAGCACCAGTTGTGTCTAAAAATAATTCAAACTGTGCATCACCAGCATCTTCTGTAGTTAAAACATCAGCTAATAAGTTTGCAGTTTCGTTGCCACTAGCTGCTGTATATAAAAAATCAATAGTGCCAGATCCAGAAATTAATCCACCAACAAATGATCTTGATGTTGCTCCATGAGCAGTTACATCTAATGTGTCTTTTGTTGTATCTAATGACCAACCAGTAGTAGATACAATTGCTTCAGTAGTTCCAGATCCGTTTTTAAATTTTACAGAGCCTTCTTCACCACGAAAAAATGCCATGATTCAAAGAGAAAAAAGAGTATTTATAAATAGTTTAACTTGTAGTTGACTTTTTTACAGTACCTTTACTGTTATTTCTCATATATTGTTCACATCTAGGGTCCCAAAGGGCAGGATTTCGCTTTCCTTTTACTTTCTCGATAATATCGAGCATTTCATCAGTAATTTCAATCATTTTTTCTTTTTGGTGGTTTTTTTACGTCTATGTTGATACTTTATCTTAGCACTACTGGTTTTTTCACGCTTAAATCTTGCTTTTTCAGCACTTGACATCTCTTTTGTTGTCTTAGGTGTCTTACTTGAGACACGTTTACTAGGTCTACACGCTGGATAGCCTCGTTTTTCGCCTTTTGATCGGCCACAAGGTTTACCAGTTTTTATATCAACCCAATTCTCTTTGAACCAACGGGTAAGACCGCCACTACTTCTTGCCACGTTTTTTCTCCACTCGGTAAGTTCCTCCACGTTTTTTGTACTCTCGTACAAGCCACGCATTAGCATAAGCACTTGGGTAAACCTTAAATTTACGCTTTGCCTCTGCTTTTACCCTAGAGTATAACGTTTTATTGACAGG